GTCATATTTATTAAGCGCCTTGATCTGATCGTCTAAGCTTGCCAGCGCCGCCTTGCCGCTTTTTTTATCGAGTTCAAACAGGTTGCCGTAGCCTTCCAGCTTTTTGCGCATACTATCTTGCTGCTTTATTACCTCATCCTGCTGCTTTTGTATTTCGCCCCAAGCGGCTTTGGCCTCAGCCGCCAGCTCTTTGACGTGGGCGTCTACCGTCTTAACATGATCCTTCCAGGCTTTTTCCGCTTCTTCGATTTGCTTAGTTTCAAAACCAAAAATGGTTTCTTGGATGCCGCGGTAAGTATCAATGTTGCTATCATCGGTTAGATATCGATCACGTATATCCGCCAGCCGGGCATAATAATCCGCTTGCTCCAGCCCGCCCATTTTCAGCGCGTGGTCAAGCTCTTTTTTCAAGCGCTGGAATTCCGCCAAGTCTTGTTGCGCCTGTGTTTTCATGATTTTGGCCGCGCCGCCCGTGGCCTTAGCCGCGCCGCCGGCGGATTTGCCCAAGCTATCATACATGGCGGATAAGGCGGCGATTTGTGCGGCATAGGATTTTTGGGCGCCGGAAGCCAGTTCCTGGGCCTCGGCGTTTTTCAGATAAGCCTTAGCCGCCTCCAGTGCTGATTTGCCGGAATATAGCAAAGCCTCGGCGGTTTCGCTGGTAGCCAGCCTGAACAATACGGCAGCGGCTTGCGCTTGTATTTCCGCCCGCTGTTTTTCAATGACCGACTCTGTATTGAGCGTTACCGCGCCGGTCACGGCGTCGATAACCAGATATTCTTCCTGCCCCGCCTCAATAAGCGCTAATATGGTTTCCAGGCTTAAGCTGTTTTCCTTTTGCTGTTCGGCCAGGGCGCGGGAAAGGCCTTCTTGTTTATCTATCAGCTCTTTGGTGGCGGCGGCAAGTTTGTTTTGGGTATCATGCAATTGTTCGGTTGCGGCGGTAAGGTTGTTTTGGGCATTTTCCAGTTGTTCCGTGGCCGCCGCGGTTTCGGTTGATAAACCGATAACTTTTTCCAGGGAAGCGGCATAGGACATAGTTCCGGCAGAACTGTTATTAACGGCGCTGCTTAGGCTTTCTATTTCGGCCCTCGCTTCTTCCTGCGCTTTTATATAACCTTTTACATCTTTTGTGGCTATCCTATACGCTTCGGAGTCCGCGCCATAATTGCGGCGGCCTTCTGCTTGCGCTTGCCTTACCTTGGCCAAAGCTTCCGCCTGCCGCGCTTGAGCTTCAGCCAAATTGCGGGCGGCTTTTTCTTCTTCCATATAAGCCTGCACTATCCGCTCATGATCCGCGGCTTCTAGGCGCCTTTGCGCTTCCGCCTGCGCCATATTGCGCACCGCCTCGGCGGTCAAATTCAAGACGCCGGCTTGTTCGTCATAATATTCGCTCAGTTCGGGGACAGCCTTTATAAGTTGTTCGGTCACGGAAAGCAGCGCCTGTTTTTCTGCTTCCGTCTGAATCGTTTTAGCGGACAGTTTTTCATATACCGCTAAGATATCAAGGGTGGCGGCGGCCTCTTTTTCTATGGCGGCAATATTATCCGCGTGGGCCTGCCGCATCTTGTTCAATGAGGCGGCAAACTCCTCGCCCTCGGTTTTGGCCGTGGCCATATGGACGATAAGCGGACCCAGGGCGGTTACCAAAAGCCCGATAGCCATTGCCACCATACCGGCGGGGTTTGCCGCCAGTGCGGCGTTAAAAGCGGCTATAGCCGGAATGGCAACCTTTTGGGCTATGGCAACGGCGGCGATACCGCCCGCCAATAGCGCCAGCGCCGCGGTCAAGCCGGCAATAAGCGGCACAAGCCCTTTATTTTCGCTCACAAACTTGGCCACTACTTCCGCCGCGTCCTTGCCCGCCGCCGCAAAAGCGCCGATAACCGGGTTAAGCTGTTCGCCTATTTCAATTTTCAGTAGGTTTACCGCATTGTGGAAAAGTTGAATTTGGCTTTCGGTTGTGCCGTAGCGCAGGGCCGCCTCATTGGTCAACGCGATATTTTCTTGCCACGCCTGATTGCTCATTTCAATCGAATTTATCAACAAATCGCCGGAAGTGGAAAGCCTTAATACGGCGTCGATCAGCCGCGTTTCTTTTATGCCCAGCTCGTCTAATGTAGCAATGGATGATCCGCCGGCGGCGTCCAAATCGCCCAAACCGTTGATAAACTTGGATAAAGCGCCCATGGCGTCTTTTTCCCACACGGCGGCAAATTCCTTGGCGCTCATGCCGGCCACCCGCGCATAGCCTTCAAGTTTATCGGAGCCGGTGGCGATCATCGTTTCAAGGGCGCGCATCAATTTGGATATGGCTGTGCCGCCCGCCTGTGCTTCAATGCCCAAAGATGATAGGGCGGCGGCCAAGCCCATAATATTAGCCTCGGATACGCCCACCAGGCTACCGGCTGCCGCTAAATTGGCGCCCATATTGACGATATCCGCTTCGGTAGTGGCAAAGTTATTGCCCAGCGCCACAATAACGCTGCCCAGGCGCTCAAAATCCGCCGCGCCCATCTGGGTTATATTGGCAAATTTGGCCAATTGCGTAGCGGCTTGCTCAGCGGAAAGGTTTGTAGCCACGCCCAAATTGGTCATGACCTCGGTAAAGCTTAAGATATCCTCGGTGGCTATGCCAAGTTGCCCGGCGGCTTCGGCCACGCCCGCCAATTCCGTGGTGGTGGCGGGTATTTCCGTGGATAGCCGCTTTATGCCCTCGGTGATGGCCGCCAACTGTTCCGGTGTACCTTCAACGGTTTTATATACCCCGGTAACGGCGCTCTCAAACTCAATAAAAGCGCCGGAGCAAGCGGATAGGGTAGCGGCAATTTCCTTAACCGTGGCCGCCACGCCCGCCGCGGCTAAGGCCGCCGCCAAAGTATCTATAGCCCCCGCGCTTCCCTGCGTGGCCTTGCCAAAACGGTCTATGGAGGTGGCGCAACCATCGGCGGCGCCGGCCGCCTCTTTCAAGTGCTTTTCATTTTCTTTGAGGGTAAAATTTGTATTGTTTATATCTTTTTGGGCGGTATAAAGCTTAGTTTGCCAGTTTTCCACACTGCGCCCGGCGGCATCATAGGAGTTATTCAAAATAGCCAGTTGCTTATCGGCATCCGCTATCTTTTTGGTCAATTCCGCCTGCGCCGCGCCGCTGTCGCCGCTGGATTTCTGTAAAGCCGCCATTTCCGCTTGGAGCGCCTCCAGCTTAGCGCGGGCCGCCGCTGCCTGATCCGCAAATCCCTTCTGCGCCCTTTGCGCGTTTTGCAGGGCTTGCGATGTGCCGGACAATCGCTGCTGCTGCTTTTCTAAGATATCCGCCAGGGCTTTACCCTTGGCGGTGAGTGCCTCGGAGGTATTGGCCGCGCCGCGGTATTGGCTTTCAACCAGCGCCAATTCGGCTTTATGCGTTTTGAGTTCACGGTTGATATCCGCGATTATCTGTTTATATTCTTTTTCGCCGTCAATTTCTAGGCGGGTGCGGATAGTGCGGGTCACGGATACACCGTTACTCAAAACGTTCACCACCTTTAATCAAAATCATCATCATGCTTTTTTAAGTTATTCGCGCGCAAATAAATTTCATACATATCGTATAAAACGCCGGGGCAACAAAAAAGGCTTTCTTTCATCGTAAAACCAACTATCTGCCCCATGTATAAGTACTCGGCAAGGATTATCCGCTTTTTTTTTGATGTTTCAGCAAGCCGACGTCTATTATTTCATCTTCGTTTTCAACCTCGCGGCCATAGCCTTTCATTATCGCATCAGTGGCCGCCTGCCGCAAATGGGTAATTTCCAACGGGCCGGCCATGAGCCGGATTTCTTCCGCCGCCAGCAGGGGCTGCTCTGTATGGCCATAAAAGCGCCGCGCCAATTCCCCTTGCTCGATCAGTATTTCCAATAACCGGCATACTTTGCCCCAAGCCTCGGCGCCGCCTTCGAAAATGGCGTCCGACAGGCTTTCTTCACCGAATAATTCTTGCGCGGCAAACATAGCGGCGCCATTAAAAAGCAGGCTGTATCCCTTACCTTGGAAACGGATTTTCACATCTTTACCCACGGTTAAGCCTCCCACTGTGTGGGGAAGCGGCATAAGGCCGCTTCCCTTAACTGTTATTTCCCGCCTATACTGTTTCTATGCCTAGTTTTTTTGCCACCCAGGCGCGGGCTTCTTCTTCGGTCGGACATTCCTGGCGATGCCGCCAGCCGCCATATTTAGGTTTAAATATGACTATATTCGTGGTAGGCGTACCGAAAGTTATATTGTTGTTCTTGGTTTGCGCGCTTTCATTCCCTAATGCAGCTTGCACTTTGGGAAAATAATAGCCGATTTGTTTCTCTTGGTCTTTGCGGCGGATAGTGCGTACAAAACCAAAACCACCAAAAGGCGGCCTATCCCCGGCGCTGTCTATCAACTCTTTGGTTTGCGGGTCTATTTTTGACCCGTACATAACCGCTTCCGCCTCCAGGCTGATATATGTAGTTTCCAGGGCATAGTTAGCGTTGACAAAATCCCTCACGTCAATTTGTAAAGCGTTATCGCCGAACAGTTGCCCGGTGGCATGGTTTAAAGTAATATTGCCTGATACAAATTCACCTAATACGATAGCCTCATCGTATTCCGGCAACCTGCCTTCCGGCTCCTCGGTCTGATCCGCACTGGTAAAAGGAGCAAACACGGGGTATAAAGCTCCGACTGCCGCCATTTACTTATCACCCTTTCCACTCTTTGTACTATCCGCCGGCGCAGCGGCGGGCTTTGGGGTATCAAGCGCCAAATAGGGTTTATCTTTTCCGCGGGCGTTTATTTCTTCGCAACGCGCTTTTGTCCCGGGAAAAGCATCGCCCTTCCTGTAATATTTTTTGGTATCGCCATCGCGGAAAGCGCGCAATACCGTTGCCGTTATCTCCACTTTATCCCTCCTCAAGCAGTTTTAACCAGTTATCATACACCTGCACCGCCGCCCGCAAAGCGGGATCAGCGGCTTTTTCATTCGCCCTTTTCATCCATTGGCTGGCCGGGATATTCTTGCCCGGCGCGCCAACTTCGTGAATAAAACCGACTTCCGCGTTTGTTACTGCCTTCATGTTGCCCCCAACAGTATACATGCGCCCGCTCTTGCTGTTTTTATATGTTTTTACCGATAAGCGGCGGCGGTATTTATGGTGGTTTCCGTGGGGGTAAACTAATATATACGGCCCGTCCTTGCCCATTTTTCTGACCGCCTTCAAAGAACCAGCCAAAGAACCGGTATCTTTAGGCGCGGTTTTTTGCTGTTCGGTAATCACGATATCCGCCATGGAATCAAGCATTTCGCCTAATACTTCTTGCGGTATAGCGCCGATACTGCCAAGTAAGCGCTCCAGCTCCTCAATGCCGCTAAAATCGAAATCAGCCATCAAATTCAATCCTTTCAACGGTTTCACATTCAAAAACAATGTGCTGGCCGCTCTCATCGGAGGCGTTTACAGTTTGCGGCCAAGTAAAGCCCGCGGCAAAAAGGGCATGTCTGGTCTGCTCAACGCGCTGCACAATGTCAAATGTGTGTGGGCAGTTAAAATGCACTTGTATCAGGTATCTATCGTGACCGGGTAAGTTATCCCCAAAGTTTGTCCCCACAGTCGAGTAATTGAATGTGTAGTAGCTAGCAGGCAGTGAAGTTCCCGGTGGCGCAATATATTCGCCGCATTCAACCGGATCGCCAAAGCCGACAAGCGCTCCGCGGATATCTTTATTCACGCTCATCGCGCACCCACCATCCTCTGCACCTTGATTTCCAGCCAAGTATTACGTTGCTCCACATTGTCAACGCTTATCACCTCATACGGCTCAGGATCATTTCCGCGATAAATAATAAGCTTTGCATCATCCAGCAGCGGAGAGTATCTGGTTGTGATCGTGGCCGGATCCCTTAATTGAAGTTGCATCGCCGACCATACTTCATTGCCGTGGGCATTCACCCATTTGCACATAACCGCGATATCAGCGCCCATATCATCTTTGCCAAATACGTTTACATGGGTCTCGACGGCAAAACCGTTTTCATTGGTGTGGCGGTCAATACGCTTAAAGTAAACAGCCGTGCGCAGTTCCCCCGGATTTGCCCGCTTAGCCATCCGCAGCACCCCCATAGCGCAATTCCAACACAAAGGCGTTAATCATATCACGTGTGGCCGCATCGTCGCCCGCCCTATTGGGGTTGCTGCCAACATGCGCCATGGAACGGTTATCATACAAATAACCGGCCAGACCATAGATAAACAGGTCATAGTGCGGATCATCGGTATGATCTTCCGCGAGTATGCCTGCTGTATTGGCCTTGATTTTGGCAGCCTCCAGGCATTTTTTTAACATGGCGTCGCTGGCGTCCGGCGGCAACCCCACATATTCTTTTAGCTCGCTTAACAAAACCGCCACAGTTTCACCCCCGCTGGCAATTATTTGACGTTGCCAAGCGCCCTTTTTTCGATTTTTCCCTGGCGATATCTGCCCTTAACGCCGCTTCACGTTTATTTGCTGGCAACATGTAGTACATGCTCACGTTGATGCTAAGGGCTTTCGCCTCTGTTTTCAGTGCCTCATCCATGGTTACACCTCCAATAACGTGAAACAGCCAATCTTAGATTAAGCCGCTGGTTTTGCTTTAAGCTGCTTGGTATCAGGATCGGCGGATTTTACGATACGGAATGCGGAAGCTAGGCGCAGCTTGATATCATACCAGGCGGTAAGTACGAACTTGTAAATGCCGCTGTCTATGTCTTTGTCGGTGTCGTATATCGTGCCGATATCATAGTTGATGCGGCAATAGCCGAAATCGCCGACAACCGGATCAATAGCGTCGTCCACGAGAACCACCTTCTTACCGAAAAGCTGCAAAGGGCGTTCTTCGTAGAATGTACCGCTTTTATTGAGGTTATCCTTCCACATATCGTACCAGTCTATCGCGCTCATGACGATTTTTGCATTGCGCCTGAAGAATATCGGCAAATCGGCCAGCGCGGCGGCGATTGCCGCCTGTTTTGTCACCCCGGTGACAACCTTGACCGCGTTGGCCGCGGAGTAAAAGCTCATTTCCGCGTAACCGGCGGCAGGGGTGGGGGCAAACATGCGCAGCATTTCATTGGCCGCTAAGCCGGAACGCAAAGCGTTTTCGATTTCCGTGGCCAGATTGATGGGTGAGCCGTGGATCACCGTATCGGACACCTTAGCTTTGACCTTTACTTTATTGCGGCCGTAGGCGACCTTATCGCCCTTCATTTCAATTTCTTTGGCCGTTTGCTTGTCTGTGACGTTGTCGAATGCGTCATCCAGGTCAAACAACAGCTTAGGTTCTTCCAGCCCAGTTATGTTTGATACCCTGACGATTTCCCGCATCGGGTTTTCAATAATGGGCTCGACGATAAGCTCATTGCCCATGGTGGTAGGCAATAGGTTATCACCGTAACCCAAATCGGCATTCCCTTCCGGGATAGCGCCCAAGTGCTGATAGGCGTTTTGCGCCACCTTATAAGCGTCTTGCGGGCCGCCAAGCAAGGCAGCTTGATAAAACTGCCCCTTGGCTTCGGCCTTAGCTATTTTGGGGTCATTTGACACCTGCTTTTGCTGTTTGACAGCGGCTTTTGCGGCGTCATCCCTTTCTGTCTTTTCTAACCTATCATGTTCTTCTTTCAGCAAATCAAAACGGGCCTGTAATTCATCGCGGCGGGCCTTTTTTGCATTCACTTCCGCCATGGGGATAGTAGGGTTACCGACATTATCCGCGATCCAATTTGCGACTTCACGCATTTCTTTACCCACGACGCCCATAGATTCTTTAAGTTTGAATAAGCTCATACTTTTTAACCTCCCTTAGCCTAGATTTTCTATAAACTCCCGGTTTTCTGCGAGTATCCGCTGCCGTTCTTCCTGCTCGGCGTCCGCCCCGCCTTGAAGGGCCAAGGGCTGCCGCGCCAGGTTGAAAACAGCCTTCATGCCAAAAGAGTAAGAGGGCGATTGATTGCCGCCCCCTTGCCCATACAGGACCTTATCCGCAAAACCTAATTCTACCGCCTTATTGGCGCTCATATAGGTTTCTTCGTCCATCATCCCCTGAATTTCTTCAGGAGGGATACCGGTTTTACTTACGTATGCGGCAATAACACCATCCGCAACCTCTTTTAAGTAAGCTGCCGTATGCTCCATTTCCCTGGCGTCGCCTATGGCAAAAGTCCAAGGGTTATGTATCATCATGGTAGCGGTCGGCGCCATGGACAGTTCGTCGGCGGCCATTGCTACTACCGAAGCGGCAGAGAAAGCTATGCCGTCAATTTTACCTTCTATGTGCCCCGAATACTCTTTTAAGGCCGTATACATGGCCGAACCGGCGTATATGTCGCCACCCGGGCTATTTATCCATAGCACTATATCCCTGCCACCGCCCTTTTTGGCTAAGTCATCACGGAACTTTTTTGGCGTCACTTCATCGCCCCACCAACTTTCAGAAGCAATGGCGCCCTCCAGTCGCAGTTCCGGTTTGTTTTCCGCACTATCCATCGCCCATTTCCAAGTTTCAGCTGCCATTTTGCCTACCACCTTTCAAAAGTAATTCTGTTTTATTGACTATCACATCTAACGGTATCAAATCACGGCTAAGTAGCGGCTTGTCGCCATCCGCTACCGGCGCGTAACCGTTTTCTTGCCGCGCCTCATTAATTAGCTTCCAGCCGGAGCGTACACCCTTGAAGTTGACTTCCGCCCGCGTTGAAGCGTCAACGCGCAGATTATTGTCCAGCGTGAACTTAAAGGCGTACCCCTCCCGCCGTTCTTCAGAGCTTAACAATTTGCGGTTAAGCTCCTGTTCATACATGGTGGCTATGGGCAACATGGTCATCAGCATAAACTCCATGGTCTGCTGCTCCACGTTGGAAAATGGGCTGTTCGAGTAATCGCCCAGGAGATGCGGCGGCAAATTGTATACCAGCGCCACCTTGCTGCGTTTGATTTTTTCTACCTCGAACAGCTTTGTATCCACCGGCGACAGATTGAGCGCTTTAGCCGTCACGCCGCTTTCCAGAAGCAGCACATTGCCGCCTGTTTCCCGATAGGCGGCGGTAAATGTGTCCACCATTTTTTTCTTTTGCGTATCACCTAAGTTGGCCGGGGCTTCCAGGCACACTGTGGCATTGATGCCCTTTTGTATCTGCTCCACAGAAAAGCGGTCGATCTGCCGCGCGTAATCCAGCGTATCAAACAGTACTGATACAGGGTTTATGCCAACATAACCATTAGTTGATACGAATTGCACGTGGATAATGTGCCAATTATGCCAGTACGTATCACCCTTTTCGGTATTTACCCTGTACCATAAATCCCCGGTGACTTCATCAATCAATGGCGTGATTTTAGCCGGATCCAAAATGTTGAGCCGTTCAACTGTATAATCCGGGCGCAATACCTTGAGCGCGTAGGCGTTGCCAGTGGTATCACGCAGCGCTTCCATAGTTTTAAAAAAGTTGCAGGAGGTCATATTGGGGTTGGGCGCTGTGCTGATCAGGTCGGCCAACTCACTTTGTACCGGCTCTAAACCTTTGTACAATTTTATGGGCAGGGCCGAAAGCGTATTAGAAAGGCGGCTGGTAGCCGCGAAGATGATTTCCGAATTTTGCAAAGTGTGATCCCCGCGGCGGAATAGCCCGTAAAAATTAAAAGGCCGCAAACGGCTAAAAATAGCGCCCACGGGCGGCGGCTCGTTATTGTTTTTATCTTTAGGCGGTAGCCCCGCCTTGTTCTGGGCTGCCCTTTTCTGTAAAGATTGCCAAATCCCCACTGTATCACCTCGTTTTACCGCAAATCACGCGCAACAAGAATAAGCTCCGCTTTATCGGTTCCCGAACCAAATAAATCATAAGCAATACCGTCATTTGAGTACTTTTCTTCACTTGTCATGCTGCATTGAGGGCTTATTGCCGAAGGGTTATGTTTGCAGTTGGTTTTTCTACATTCAACATTTTTGTCCGGGTTACAGTAGTGCAATGGCTTGTTTGGTAATTTTATCATGCAGCTATACCCTTTCCGGCCCTATAGGCTTATTACGGTTATCACGCTATCCGCGTCATCATCCATTTGCAGGGGGTTGTTTCGTATCTGCTCACAATGGGCATCTAAAAAGGCGGCAAAGCCGTCTATTTTCCTGAACCTGCTCTGTTTTGTAGGCAACCAATTGCCGTTTCTGTCTTGTGCCAGCTTAATATTGGATAAATACCAGTTAAACATGGGGTTGTTGTTGTGGATTATGCTACCTTGCAGGAACAGTTCTTTGATGTGCTTTAACGGCGCGTTTAGCGTTATATGCCCCTGCCGTACCGCTTGTGCGCCCAGCCCGCTGTTCTGTAATTTCTGCACCAAAAAAGGCGCATTTGCCGGGTCATAGCCGATAGTCATGATCTCGTAAATCCTGCTTTGCCCCTTAAACCATTCATACACAAGGTTATAATCAACAAATTCACCGTCCACTATAGTTAGGTGGCCGGCCTTTTGCCATTCCAGCCAGGGTATTTTCTCCGCATCCGCCAGCATTTTCTTTTTTGTCGTCCAGCTATGCAGTAGCGCAAAAAAATCGCTATCGTCAAGCTCGAACTCTAGGCAGGCGCTGGTAAAGTCCTCTGTGGCCGAAAGGTCGAATCCGCCGTAGCAGGTGCGGCCACTAAGTTTTTCCAGCGGAAAAACCTTATTATTTTTCAGGATAGTAGCCGCTTCCAAAAACGACATTTCATCAATGGCGGTAAACACATTAAGCTGCTTATTAATAAAATCACTGCGCTCTTGCGGCACCATTTTGGCCCGTTCCCAATCATCGCGCAACTGTTGCAAATCAAGCAGGACGCCCAGCGAAGGGTTAGCTTTGACCCAATTACTGCTATCGTCCGGCTCATCGCCCTCATCGATTTCCGCAATGTAAGCAAAGAAACGGTCGGCTACCGATTGCTTAACAGTGTTTGTACCGCTTAAGATATTAGCGGCAAGCTGATACAGGTACATCAAAGGACCATCAAGTTGTGTGCCTAATGTGGTGATATACCAGATAAGCGGCTGCCGGCGCTTATTGGCGGAACGCTTTATAACATTGATCAGCTTAAAATCCCGGTACTCATGTATCTCATCGAAAATTCCCATGTGGGCGTTCAGTCCATCCAGTTTTTTACTATCACTGGCCCGGTGCTGGATTTTACTGTTGGTGGCGTCATAATAAATAGCAGTGTTAGTTGTCCTGAACTTTTTACTCAATAGTGCGCTGTCTTTTATACTGATGCCAACCTCGTTGAACAGGATAGCGCTTTGTTCTTTGGCATTTGCCAGTATGTAAATATCCGCGCCGTTTTCACCGTCTTTACTTACCCCGTATCCGGCATTGCCGGCTAGCATCGTTGTTTTACCGTTACCGCGCCCTACCACTACCATGCTTTCTTTGAAGCGGCGCAGTTTGGTTTTTTTATCTACCCAGCCGTATGCGTTCCCTTCAACAAAATGCTGCCAGGGCAACAGCTCCATGCGGTCATAGTTACCCTTTGACGGTTTCATGAAACGCTCTATGAAATCAATAGGCCGGTAGGCGCGGCCAATATCGAAGTGCCAAGGATAGTCGGCGTACTGTTGGTTTTCCAAATCACCGATAAACCTGTTGGCGGCCTGTATAACTTTTTTACAGGCTATGATTTGCCCGCCGGCTACTTCTTCCGCATACCGATAGCACTTGCTTTGTAATATCGGAGTGCTGAGGATGCTCGGCCCATCAGCTTTAGAAATTATCGAATGCGTCACCGCCGACACCACCCAGGCCTACATCCTTGCGCTGCGCCGGCGTCAGCCCCAAGGATTTAAGCAGGTTATTTAAAGCCTGTACTGTTTTTGTTAACTCTATGGCCAGAGGGTTCTTGCTCTTATTGGTTGCCCCGAATTTATTAGTGTGCTCTATCAACAGATCACCTTCAAGTAATTCGTCCCGCATACGGTAGTAAAAAAATAGGGTTTCAGCATATAAGCTGATCAGTTCTTCGTCCGATTTTCTGTAGCCATTATTTTCGTTCAAAAATTTTCGTATTCTCTTTTGGATTGCCAGTTCTGTATTTTTCTTAGCCATACGCTTACCCCCCTTTCATGAAGATTTGCCGGCGCTACACACGAAGCGGCGCTGCCGGTCAAAAGCCGCCGCCACCCCTGGGGGTAGGTGGCAGGGGGGACACTATATCTTGATCACACGAACCCCTGCTATCTCTTGCGTTATGGCTTTGCCGCCGTGCTTTTCCGGATGTAGTATATTGTGGCATGACGCGCATAACGATTCCAAGTTATCGTCAACCAGCGCAAGTTCTGGCGCTACCTCCAGCGGCTTGATATGGTGGACAGTGTTAGCCTGCCGAAGCCTCTTACGTCTTAAGCATTCCTGGCAATATTTATCCCGCATAAGTATGTATAGGCGTTTACGCCTCCATGCTTTGCTTTTATAAAAGTTGATATCGGACATAACTACCCAAACCTCGCGCGGCAAACAATGAATTACCTGGGCGTTTTATTAAGTAAATCTAAAAATAACACTTGACAAGCACGTTAAAACGTGCTATAATTATATCATAGAAAGGAGGTGAATAAATGGGAAAGAAAAGGAAAAAGAACAGCAGCGATAAGCAACTTGCCAAAATTGCCCTTATCACTGCCGCTCTTGCCCTAGCCAACTCAATCATAACGCTGATCATAAAGCTAATTGAGTGGCTAGGTAAACCCTAGGGTTAGGGGCGCAAGCCCCTTTCCCTTGGCTACAGGATAACACAAAATCTTTCCCGTGTCTATAATGCAAGCATTAACACTTATTCAAATTGGTCTATCACTGGTAACTATTGGTTTGTCTGTCTATTTGATTATCCTCTGCTCCAGGATTTTGAAACGGAAGGGAGGTTGAGCCATGCGGTTAAAAGAGATCCGTTTGGCGGCCGGCCTATCCGTGCCGCAGTTGGTGGCCATATCCGGGCTATCCCGCCGTACCATACAGGATATTGAAAAACGCGGTGACTGCATGGTATCTAATGCCCGCAAGTTGGCGAAGGCATTAAATGTGTCACTGGATGAGCTATGCGGAGATGAAGAATAATAAGCAAACACAAAAGCAGCCTGTCTTCAACAGCAGGCTGCTTTGTATTGGTAAACGAAATTGCTAATCTGATATAAAAACACTTGATGAAGGGCCATGCCATACAATATTCCATCTCGCCATGATGTCACGCCCAATAAGAACACCGATATTAGACGCCGCCATCACATCACCGCCAGAAGGATTGCTTTTATACGGAAGATGACACGAGCAGACCATTATGTCGATAAAATTTTCCATACTGGAATTAGGAAACAGTATATCCACGGCATAATCTGGGAATACTTTTGGCCCTGCCGCTGTGGCTATTGATGAAAAGCCTACGGGTTCCAATTCTAAGTTCTTTGCAATTACATCTGAAATTGAAGTCCGTGACGCCCCGGTATCAAGAAGTGCTATAACTGTGGCGGTTTTCAGTTGCTTCTTTAAAGGCGGGGCGCATAAAATGGAGGGCGTTTGAACAATAACCGGCAAAACATAGCCAGGGCCTGACAAAAACCGGGAGTTAACCTCTAATTTTAATTCTATATCCGGCGGTAAGGGTTTTGACGCGCTGACGCCTATGTTGAGTGAAGTAATCATAATAGCACCACCGGAGACAGGAAATTATTTACTTTGCTTTCGTCTATTATTTGTTGCACAATGAAGTCTTTAACAAATTGCAAACACGCTACCCGATAAGCTGCCGCGAAAGTATCATATAACCCTTTTACGGATTTATCATATATTATGGCATATTTTCCTTCCTTCAATGGGTCGGCAAGTAATTCCGGCAGGTGTTCTTTGAAAAACTCATAGTTTATTTCTTGCTCATTTGCCGGCATAGGAAACGCTCCTTTCCTGAATAACGATTTCATATACTTAGTATATACCATTACCCAGGAAAATTTCAATATGCTATCAAAATAATCTTAACCCCATTAATATTAAAATATCTCTTGATATACGTAATATTACGTGTTATAATATATCTAGGCGGTGAGGGTATGACAGCCAAAGAACGAAAGAGAGGTGTTGTATATGAAATACGTTTATCCGGCGATTTTGTTTCCAGACGATGGCCAAGTTGGCGTAAAAGTACTTGATTTACCCGGTTGTTTTACCTTTGGCAGCGATAAAGCCGAGGCTTTACTTATGGCCAAAGACGCTATTGAAATGTGGCTATGGGCTGCCGAAAACAAGCATGAACCAATCCCGCCCGCATCTGAAACTTTGGCTATAGAAGCCGGGGAAATACTCACTCTGATAGCCGCCGATACTGACGAGTACAGGAAGGCAAACGACACAAGGGCTATTAAAAAGACCTTATCTATTCCGTCATGGCTCAATTATCAAGCCGAAAAAGCAAACGCCCCGTTTTCGCAAATTCTGCAACAAGGGCTGAAAGAGTATCTTAGTATTGCTGATTGAAAACTGCGAAGAAAAATTCTTATTAAAACCTCTTGACATTATGATAATATCATGTTATTATCATAATGAAAGGAGGTTTGATAATGTCAGCACGAGTAAAACAGAATCCCGTAAAGGTAGAAACATTTCTTTCGGAGCAAGCAGTAATTGAGCTAAAGCAGGAAGCAGAAAATACAGGAATGACCTTAAGTGGGCTCATAAGATTTATACTGTTAAAGCATTTAGAAAATAAGCAAAATAAATAGTAAGAGGATTTCTTATTAAAACCTCTTGACATATTCATTAACTGAATATATAATGGATATGTAAGGAGGTGAAACAATGTCACCGCGTGAAAAAGAAAATAGCGCAAAAGTATATGTGTTCTTGCCGCCTGATATTGTTCAAAGCCTAAAAGTAGAAGCTAAAAGCAAAGGAACTACAGTAAGCGGGCTCATACGGATGCTTATACTTGAACATGAGAGCAAAAAGAAATAGAAACAGCCCGCCACCATCGAAAAGTTTCGGACTGTTTCCCACAGACAGATTACTCTATCCATGGAATATGATACCATAGGTGGTGTCTTCTGTCAAACCCCAAAAAACTGATAGGAGGCATTATTATGAACACTATTCTGAAAACTATTCTGAAAAGTGAAAAACAGCAGAAACGTGACTTTTTGGCTGAATGCTTAGCCATTTCCAGGCTGGAGTACGAACAGTATCATGACCAACTTATAGAAGCCTTTAATTTTAATTTTTTTCAAATTCAAACGATAAATACGCTCTGTGACCTTGCGCAGGAATACGCCTATTATGATACTCTCGCTAAACAGGCTGGAATATCAATAGATGAAGTATTTGCCGTATTAGAAGAGCGGGAAGCCGTGGCATGAATGAGCAAACTTTAAAGCAGTCTGCCGATAGCGGCAGGCTGCTTTGTGCTGGTAAGACTGAATTAAAAAAGCAAACGCTTAGCTGTGTACTCACAAATAAGCATAGCTATGCATATTTTAATTTTATCACACCTGAATCACGACGTCAAGTGACATTACATGACATTTGGTGACGACTTTTCAACATTTTTTGACATTTCTTCGAAGAAGTTGTTGATAATCCTTATAACCTGCCTTTCGCTGTACCCAATAGTTTGCGCTGCTTCCTTCACAGTCATGCACTCAATGAATCGCCGCACAAGTAACTGCCGCACAAGGCTATTATCAATGGTATAAATAAAAATTTCAATGGCATCACATTCAGCAAGGCACGCCGCTTTACGCGCCTCCAATTTAGGGATAGCCTGCGAACCGTAGCCTTTTATGCTGATTCGGCGTTTGGCAAAAGGGCGCTGTTTTGTTGAGCCTTGCACTACATCGCCTACAATTTCCCCGGAGGTTTCCGCGGCGCGGCATTGCTCTTCCAGCATGGCAATTTCACGCCGTAGATTGTTGTACTGTGTAAGCCTCTGCTTTGTCATGGTTTTATCCATGGTTTTATCCATGCTTGACCCCTTTCCACACAAATTGACAGCCCTCGCCCATTTTGCAGGAGCGCCCACAAAAATCACAGGGCTGTGCCCCGGCCATTAGACTATGCATATCCTCCACCGCATTGGCCAACAATTGCGCCTGCGCTTCCAATCGGGCTTCATACCCCGCCGCCTGTTCTTTGGACAAGGGCACAGCGGCGGCTTCCAGTTGCGCGGTCAATTCCTCTATACGCATTCGGTCTGCTTCCTGCCAACAGCCGGGCGTTTTCCCGGATCATCTCGTCCAGCATAGGGCCAATATCTTCGTAATTTGCAAGAGTATCAATTAGTAACTGGTGGCTGTTTTTCAAATACCCATTTTTTATCTTTGCCATGCCGTTTTCATCTCTAACTGTCAATCGTTCAATTCATACCTTCTTGTTCTGGCACGCCCGCCGTCCAGTCAAGCCGCTGGCCACAATAGTGGCAATATTCCCGAGTTGCAGCGCCAGTAAAACGGCCGACATCATCACAACAATTAGGGCAGCGACCGTATACGTGATTTACAAACATCACCGGTACTGCAACCGGCTCCACGGTGGCAGGGTCAACAACAAAAGCCGTTATATTGTGCACCATACAATCACTGCCCATGTGATTATTTTGCTTTTTTTTCCAGGCTCGCCTTTGGTGACATAATATAATATTCATGTATAAGATAGCCTATTACCCACTCGCCATTATCAGCGCGCTTCCCGCGCACCATATAGCGCTTGTTAATCATCACGCATCGCCCTTTCTATAACTGTAATTGCCGCAAATGTCGGATATTCTTAAACTGGCGCGGCTGCGTTATTTGGCGAAGCCGCGCGCCACAACACTAACAAACTCCCCGCACATTTTTAATCCGCACTTTCAAGGCCTCCATCAGTGCACCTTGCATATCGCCTTTACCTTGCAGCGCGGCGATCACGTCCTCGTCCATGCCGCCTTGCACTATCAGGTGGTGGATAACTACCGGGTGCTGTTGGCCCTGACGGTGCAGCCGCTTATTGGCCTGCTCGTATTGTTCCAGTGACCAGACCAGCCCAAACCACACGATGTGATGCCCGCCGGTTTGCAGGTTTAAGCCATAGGCGCAACTGGCCGGATGGGCCAGCAGTATATCTATCCGCCCGGCGTTCCAGTCGTCTTCATCGGCGGGGTTCTGATATACCCGCACCCGCAGGCCCGACGGCGCCAGCGCCGCCAGCAGCCGGTCGCGGTCATGCTGGAAGTGATAGAACACCAACACGGACTGCCCGTGAAGCTGTTCCAGCACTTCCAAAAACGCCTCGATCTTGCAGTTATGTACGTTAATGACCTGCCGGTCATCGTTATATACCGCGCCATTGCATAGCTGTAGCAGCTTGCCAGTCAGTATCCCGGCTGTGCCCGCGGTGATCATGCCCTCCTCGGTTTCCAGCAGCAAATCGCGCTCCAATTGCTTATAGGCTTTGGCCGCCGCTTTGTCCAGCGCTACCGGCGTTTCGTTGTATATGCGATCCGGCAAGTGCAG